GCAGCAAGCCATCGACTATTGTAAGAAAGACGATACGCGAGTGGAAGGAGCGGTAACCTTTGAATTTGGCACCCCCAAGGTGACAGCCCAAGGGACGCGGAACGACCTGGTGGAGTTCAAGGACGCAATTAAAGATGGCAAGCGTAAGCGTGACCTTATTGACGATCACACCAAGTGCATGGCGAAGTACGGGAGGTTTTACGACACAGTACGAGGTATGTACCGTCCAGAGCGAAGCGAGCCAAGAAAGGTTTACCTACTGATTGGCCCCCCCCGCTGCGGAAAAACACGTAGTGTGATGGAGCAGCATCGAGGAGAGAATCGGCACGATCTCTTCGATATGCCCTTGTCCAACGGGACTATGTGGCACGACGGTTACGACGGCCACTCACATGTCTTGATAGACGACTTTGCTGGTGCAGCCAGCCACATCACTCTCACTAACTTTTTGAGGTTGATTGATCCTTGGAACCCCGTTCAGGTACCAATCAAGGGAGGTTTCGTCTGGTGGAACCCTGACGTAATCTACCTAACCACTAACATTTATCCACGAGAGTGGTACAAATGGGAGAACCGCGTGGTCCAATATCGAGCTATTGCCGAGAGATTCCGCGCTGTGTTCGACTTCTACGAGTATGCGATGAACGGAGACCCCCCGGTCGGAGGTAATGATCTTTTACCTTACATCCATGAGGAGTACATCCGTCTGGGCGTTAGCTTCCAGAACTGTATGGCTCCTCCTAGATATGAAGGCAAGGACTGGTGGATTACTGAGAGACCAGCCGATGCTGTACCATGGTGATTTGAAATAAAATTTATTTTAACCTTCAAATCTGAGACGCAAAGTACTCCCTAAACTACAAACTGCTCCTTCCTTAGACAACACCAAAATTCCCAAATTGTTGGATCGAATCTCGCCAATCGTTCCATCGGTTGCGTTGTATTCGATAGGGATGTTACATGCCTTATTCCAACTACCTTCCTTCGTAACAGCGGAGCTGTTGTTCCCGACAGCGTCGACTCCAATCGCCAGAGGGTTCATAGCGTAAGTCTTGTCGAAGAGTATCTGAAATCGGCCAACATTGGCCAAGTTTCTGAACGAATGAGTAGTCGCACTCTCCAGGATGTCTGTCGGCTGAGCAGTCACCCCGTTGCACTGCTTGTCGAGGTAAAAGATCATCCTGATCGTATCAGACTTCTGAGGCGCTGCTCCACCATTTAGGGCCGCTAGGATCACCCGGTACTTCCAATGGATACTCTTGATGGTTGCCTTTCGTCCAATCCGTTGATTTTCTCCAGCTCCTTGAGAAATCACGTTGACTGTCCCCGAGTTCTGGATGGTTCCTCCACTGGCAATGATTCCATCGTTGATCGTCACGTCGAGAAACTTTAGTTCTCGTCCCTGAGCGAACCGTCCGTAGTATCCACTGGTCCTGCTATAACCAGGGCCAGTCTTCCTCCTCTTCTTTTGAGGACCTCCACTTGCCTTTGGTGCTGAGTACAAAGTCACAGCATGTCCACTACCCATAGGTCCCCTCTTACGCTTGCGTACATACATTTTTGTTCCCTTGGAGAAAATAAAACAAAAAAAAAACGGCCACTGGCCAAAAAAAAGGTGAAAATTCGGCGAATTGAACCTCAAGGCTAACTGGTATTTAGAGACCTAAGTGTCCATTGCCGTTAGCCTAACAGTCCAATTCAACTCTGACTCAGGAAGGCTCATTGAAGAAGATGAAGGGTGCCGGTAAGGAGCGAAGCGACCCGGCCACCCTTCACCTCTTGGCTGCAGCCGGCCCTAAACGGCGCAGCCCCCTTGTCTGTGACTAATGTTCGCCCCTGCGAGGCAAGGGAGCGTAGCGACCGTCCCACAACCTACCTTTCCAGGGCCCATTAAAAATGTGGCCACGTCATCACAATGGCGTCACAGAGGTATGGACCTCACCATATAATTTTGGCAGTAGCTCGAAGTGGGGGGTCTATATTACCCCCCACTTCCAACTACCACTACCAAAAACCTGAGTGAGCGAAGCGAGCGATCTATACACATGCCAGCCCCTCAATCTGTGAATATCTGCTTTACCTGGAACAACCCCCCCGTTGTCGACGGCAATGTTCAACAACCCACTTTCGACGCCGAAAAGATGGAGTATTTGATTTATCAATACGAGAGAGGCGAGAATGGAACTCTTCATTGGCAAGCCTATGTGGAGTTTAAAACCAAGAAGTCCTATAGCGCAGCTAGGGCTCTTCTTCACGCCCCTGGCGCAGCATGCTTTACGAGGCATGGAAGCCAGCAGCAAGCCATCGACTATTGTAAGAAAGACGATACGCGAGTGGAAGGAGCGGTAACCTTTGAATTTGGCACCCCCAAGGTGACAGCCCAAGGGACGCG